GCGGATCAGTATCAGCGGCTGAAGGACGAACTGGAGGCGGGCTATTCGGGGGCGGTAAATGCCGGCCGGCCGCTGCTTCTGGAAGGCGGGCTGGACTGGAAGGCGATGGGGCTTTCGCCGAAGGACATGGATTTCATCGAGGCGAAGAACGGTGCTGCCCGCGACATTGCGCTGGCGCTCGGCGTGCCGCCAATGCTGATCGGCATTCCCGGTGACAATACCTATGCCAACTACCAGGAGGCGAACCGCGCGTTCTACCGCCTGACGGTGCTGCCGCTGATTGCCCGCACGGCCGCAAGCTTTTCCGCCTGGCTTTCGGACGCTTTCGGGGAGGGGTTGCGGCTGGAGCCGGATCTCGACCGGGTGGCAGGTCTCTCGGCCGAGCGTGAGGCGCTGTGGGCGCGGATCGGTGCTGCAGCCTTCCTGACCGAGGACGAGAAGCGCGAGGCGGTGGGTTATTCGGCGTGATTGCCCGATCGCGGCGCAAGGTGTAATTTGTAATACGGTGTATTACAGATGGAGATCGTCATGGCAGACGCCAACTCTGACAAGAAGGCCGAAAAGCCCGTTCTCTCGGACCCGATCACCTTGCGCGTGCCGCAGGACATTCTCGACGATATCGAGAAGATCGCCGAGACATCCGATCGCAGCAGAAGCTGGGTGATTGTCCGGGCGTTGAAATATTATCTGATGGCGGAGGGGAATGACATCCTGCAGATCCGCAAGGGCGAGGAACAAATTGCGCGCGGCGAATTCGTCGATGCGGAGGAGTTCTTCGCGGAGGTGCTCGACGAGAAGAAGAGCGACGCCGCCTGATGCGGATCAGGCTCTCCAAGGATGCGGCGCTCTTTCTGAGAAGCGAGCAGCGGTATCTGGAGCGTTTCAATCCGCGCGCCGCCGAAGCGGTGCTGCGGCAGTTGCGGGGATCGATGCGGCTCTTGCTGGACTATCCGCAAGCCGGGAGCCCGATTGAGGCGCTGGAAGGCCGGCGCCGTTTCGTGTCCGGCGAGTATGTCATCGACTACAGGATGGAGAAGGGGATCGTCTCCGTTTCCCACATTCGACACGGCCGTCAGCTGCCGCCCGATCTTTTAGCGGACGCACCGGCAGACGACGGAAACTGAGAGACTCAACTTCTCACCCCCCTGACTCAACTCGTCAACGCTGTCTCTCAAGCGATTCAGGGGATTGATGAAAACCTGCCAGCCTCATGTGGCGCGTGAAGATGCGCGAGGCCTTGGCGGTTGCGGATGAAGATCCGCTTACCGGCTGACACTCTCAACATAACCCAGAAAGTTTAACGATGGCTGACCTTGGGCATGATCCGGGAACGCTCGGCGTGTGGGCTGCGCGGACCGCAGGTGCGGTGGCGGGTGCGGGCGTTTCGCTGGTCTATCTCCTGCCGAAAAGCGGGCACGAGGCGGCGAGCAGGTTTCTGACCGGGGTGGCCTGCGGACTGATCTTCGGCGGGCCGGCCGGGCTGTGGCTGATGGCACGGCTGGGGATCAGCGGTGAGCTTCCCGAGCCGGAGACCTTGCTGGCGGGATCGGCTGCCGCCAGTCTCTCAGCCTGGTGGGTGCTGGGCGCGCTGTCGCGCTTAGCCGAGCGATACGGGCGCCGCAGGGAGTAAGGCACTCCCGACGGCGAACTCCCTCTGCCGCGGGCGGATGGGGTCGACAGGTCCAATGACATTGCAGGAGATCCCGATGCACGCTGACCGCGGGCAATGCCCGCCCATGCGCCCGAATGTGCGCAAATTCGCCAATCTGGAACTGGCCGGCATTGCCGGCGACGGCACGTTTTCCGGTTATGCCAGCGTGTTCGGCGAGGTCGATCTCGGTCGTGACCGGATCGAACGGGGGGCGTTTCTCTCCTCGCTTGTCGAACGCGGCGCGCCGGGGGTGCGCATGCTTTACCAGCACGACCCGAATGAGCCGATCGGCGCCTGGAAGACGATCCGCGAGGATGGTCGCGGCCTGTTCGTCGAGGGCGTGCTGTCGCCCGGCGTCGCCCGATCGCGGGAAGTGCTGGCGCTGATGAAATCCGGTGCGCTGGACGGGCTCTCGATCGGCTTTCGAACCGTTCGGGCGCGCACCGACGCCAAGACGGGGGTGCGGCGCATTCTCGAGGCGGATCTTTGGGAAATCTCCGTCGTGACCTTTCCGATGCTGCCATCGGCCAGGGTTTCCGACGTCAAGCATCAGCGGTTCTTCCGCGACCGCGAGACGGAGCTGGTTCGCCAGATGCGGCGGGCGGCGAAGATGATGTGGAGATCGTCGTTCAGGCAGAACAAGGCTTAACAGAGAAGGACAGGACATGATGACGGGACAGGGACATGTAACTGGAAATGCCGCCGTGGCGCCGGAAGTGAAAGCCGTGCCGGAAACGGTGACGGCCGCGCTCGATGAATTCATGGAAGCGTTCGAGGCGTTCAAGGACGTCAACGACCGAAGAATCGGCGAGATCGAGCAGAAGCTGACCGCCGACGTGGTGACCCGCGACAAGGTGGACCGCATCAACCGGGCCATGGACGACCAGAAGCGGGTGCTGGACCAGCTGGCGCTGAAGAAGGCGCGACCGCCGCTCGGTGGCCGGGGTGGCTATGGCCAGAGCGGCGATCTTTCGCCCGAAGCGATGGAGCACAAGGCGGGGTTCGACGCCTATATTCGCCGCGGCGAGGATTCGGGGTTGCGCGAGCTGGAGGCGAAGGCGTTCTCCGTTGGGGTCGGGGCCGATGGCGGCTATCTGGTGCCGCCGGAGACCGACACGGAAATCGGCCGCCGCGTGTCCGTCGTGTCGCCGATGCGGGCGCTCTCGACCGTGCGCACCGTCTCGACCTCCGTCCTGAAGAAACCGTTCTCCACGACGGGGCTGACCACCGGCTGGGTGGCGGAAACGGCGGCGCGGCCGCAGACCAATACGCCGCTTCTGGCCGAACTCGCCTTCCCGACGATGGAACTCTACGCGATGCCGGCCGCCACCCAGGCGCTGCTGGACGACGCGGCTGTGGACATGGAGGCGTGGATCGCCGGCGAGGTGGACATCGTGTTTGCCGAGCAGGAGGGCGATGCCTTCGTGCGCGGTGACGGGGTAAACAAGCCGAAGGGCTTTCTTGCCTATACGGCTGTTGCCGATTCGAGCTGGGCCTGGGGCAGTCTCGGCTATATCGCAACCGGCGTTGCCGGCGGCTGGAAGGCGACCAATCCCTCCGACACGCTGATCGAGGTGATCTACGCGCTCAAGGCCGGTCATCGTCAGAACGGCACGTTCATGATGAACCGCAAGGTGCAGGCCGATATCCGCAAGTTCAAGGATGTCGACGGCAACTACCTGTGGCGGCCGCCGGCAAGTGCGGGCCAGGCCGCCTCGCTGATGGGCTTTCCGATCGCAGAAGCCGAGGAGATGCCCGACATCGCCGCAAGCTCGACCTCGCTTGCCTTCGGTGACTTCCGGTCGGGCTATCTCGTGGTCGACCGGGCGGGTGTTCGCATCCTGCGCGATCCGTATTCCGCCAAGCCCTATGTGCTGTTCTACACCACCAAGCGGGTGCGCAACGTGTGTAATCTACACAATTGAAGTATGGAATAAAAAGAGCGCCAAACCAATAGGTTATGCCATCGGAAAAGATTGCCAAACCAGAGCAATCTTTGCTCGCTCTTTGGATGGACGGAAATAAACTCTGAGTTGTAAGTAGCAACAAGGAGTTGAGAAAATGCAGTTTCGGGTTTGGGGTCTTATCGACGGCAAGCAGTTTGATGAAGTCTTCGCTTGTTTAGCGGATTGGCGTGCAGAGCGCAAAATGATCGAGCGTGTTGCAAGCGTTGTTGTGCGGGGGATGGCTTCGGTATGATCATGCTTCCCGCTCAAATTCACAAGCAACTGACCGATAACAATCGTAATCGCGATGCCGACCATGTGCCGGTGGTCAAACTGTTCCTTCCCGGCACTAACTGTGTCTGGCTGTTCTCGGAGCTAGAAAGCGATGGCGATACCCTGTTCGGGCTGTGTGATCTCGGGATGGGAGAACCCGAACTTGGCTATGCAAGTCTCGCGGAACTCACAAGCGTTCGGACTCGGATCGGGACGGTTGTTGAGCGTGACTTGTACTGGGTCGGAAAAGTACCAATTTCAGTTTATTCACGCGCTGCTCGTGCGGCGCGACGGATCGTGGACGTTAATTAGACAATGGCCCGAACGAAAAGGTTCGGGCCATTTCCATGACTAGAGTAG